CGCCGTTTCCCTGGTGGAGAACATCGAGGCGATGACCTATCCGGCACCGACTGAGGCATAACCCATGGCCCTGACTCTCGCCCAGCGTACCCAGCTGCGCAAACGCGCAGCCCTGCAGGCAGCTGAGGTAGCCCCGGCCATGTCGATGGCCGGGGCCACCGCCTACGAACAGCAGCTGCTGCAACTCAACCAGGACCGCCTGCGCCTCAAGCAGGTGCAGTCGGAGCAGGGCAAGGCTGAGCTCAAGCGTTTGCTCATCCCGGCCTATCAGCCCTACATCGAAGGCGTGCTGGCCGCCGGCAAAGGCGCCCAGGACGATGTGCTCACCACGCTTATGGTCTGGTCCATCGACGCGGGCGACTTCGCCGGCGCACTGGCCATCGGCCGTTACGTGCTCGAGCACAGCCTCAAGATGCCCGACCGCTTCGCGCGGACCACCGGATGCCTGCTGGCGGAGGAGGTGGCCAACGCTGCCCTCAAGCAGCAGAAAGCCGGCGCACCGTTTGACCGTTTCGTCCTGTCGCTCGCCGCAGACATCACCGCCGCCCACGATATGCCCGACGAAGCCCGCGCCAAGCTGCACCTCGCCCTGGGCAAGGCCTACCTGGCCGAGCTGGACGAAGCGGCGCCGAACGCTGAAGGCATGGAAGAAGCACGTGCCCACCTGGCCCGTGCCATCGACCTGCACAGCAACTGCGGTGGCAAAAAAGATCTGGAGCGCGTCGAGCGCCTCCTCAAGAAACACGCGGAAAGCAAGCCAACCGAACCCGGTACCGGCGAGCCCACCGAGCCCGACCAGCCGACGTCCGAGCAAGACGAAAGCCAGCCGAGCGAAGAGGGCGCACCGAGCACCGAAACCGGAACCGGCGAGCCACCCGCTAACTGAGCGTCCCCCACGCACTCGGCGGCTCGGGGCTGATCAACAGGTTTTCTCCTTGCCTTGTCGTGACGCCCCGACCACCGCCGAAACTAGGGAAAGGATTCATGAGCGCATTTGCCGAACAATTCCTTTGCACCTTCGAGCGGACCGAGGCTGACCAGCAGCGCCGGGAAGCTGCTCTGCGATACGTCCACGAAACCGAGGCTTACGACAGAACTGTCTGCACCGGTCCGATCGGGCGCGACGGAATCATGCCGGCCAATGCCAGCGAGCGAGCGCTGTCCATTCGCTTTTCAAGCGACCTGCTGCACACGCTCGTTGTCGAGAATGCCCACCTGTTCACCCGTGCGGATCTCCTCCGAGAGATCTCGCGCACCGATCTCAACGGGCTTTCAACATGAGCGCATTCATCGCAGCAGGCGGCAGCACTGCGCCGTACCCCATCGTCAACGACGGCTGGTTCCCTGATCTGGACGGCCAGCACCTGCGCGAATCCCTGCGCCTGGACGGCAGCATTACCGATGCCCGTCTCGAAACCGCAGCCGTCAACGCGGTGATCGAAGTCAACCGCGAACTCAAATCCTGGAAGGCCCAACAGCTCGCTGCCGGCAACGCCAGCCTGGTCGATGTGCCGGCACCTGAGATCCAGGGCGAAAGCCAGCTGCTGCACCTCTACCGCCGCGCCATCTACTGCAGTGCAGCCGCCGAGCTGGCCGAGCGCATGCGCGATTACAGCGCCACCGGTGACGGTGCCGAGCGCGCCGAGGCCCTGACCCCGACCGCCGACGAATACCGCCGCGATGCCCGCTGGGCGATGCGCAGCATCCTCGGCCGCGTGCACACCACCGTGGAGCTGATCTGATGGAAACGATCGACTGGAACGAGATCAGCCGCCGCGGACTGCTTGAGCGAATCAATCGCGAAATCATGCACCCGCTTGGGCTAGCAGTCTGCCGAGAGGTTGAGACGGGCGTCTCGCCGGGTGCACTGGTTTCTGATGATGGCCCATTCGTATACCCGGACGCTGCATCGCCCGAGGCGGCCGACTGATGGCTAGCCTGCGCGCCCAGCAGGGCGACACCGTCGACGCCATCTGCTGGCGGCATTACGGGCGCACCGCCGGCGTGGTCGAGCAGGTTCTCGATGCCAACCCCGGCTTGGCCGACCTCGGCCCGGTCATCCCCCACGGCACGCTGATTCAGCTGCCCGAACAGGCCGTGCGCGCCGAACAACGCCAAATGGTGAACCTATGGGACTGATCTACCTCGCCCTCTACAAGGGCCGCGGCACGCTGTTCAACCGCCTGATCCGTATCTGGACGCGCTCCAAATACAGCCATTGCGAATTGGTCCTGGCCGATGGCCGCTGGCTCTCCGCCTCGGCCATGGATGGCGGCGTGCGCGCCAAGCGCATCGTGCTCGACCTCGAGCATTGGGACCTGATCCCGGTGCCATGGGCTGACGCCGGCCAGATCCTGCATCTTTTCGAGAAGCACCAGGGCAAAGGCTACGACTGGCTCGGCCTGTTCGGCAGCCAGCTCCTGCCCCTGACCATCGACAACCGCCGCCGCATGTTCTGCAGCGAGTTCTGTGCTGCCGCTTTGGGGTTCCCCCTCGCGCAGCGCTACAGCCCCGCGCTGCTGGGTGAAGTCGTGCAGCGCGTTCACGCCATCACAACCGCAGGGCCACAGGATGAAGCACATGCCTGACAGACCGGAAACCTACGCGTGGCTCGCGGCCTGGCTTGAAGCCAACTTCCCGGCCGTCTATGCCGGCGCCCTGGCGCTGCTCATTGCCGCGTGGCGGATCATCTACAGCGGCGGCAAGCTGCGGCAGCTGCTGCTCGAAGCCCCTCTTTGCGGGCTGCTCGGCATCGGCGTGTCTTACGGCCCCGCGCTAATCGGTGCCCGCAAGAGGCGGGCGTGTTTCTCGCCTGCATGGTCGGCCTGTTCGGCGTCGAAGCCAGCCGCGCCGCTGCGGCGAAAGTCATCACCAAGAAGGCTGAAGAGCTATGAGCGAACTCCTCACCATCGGCGCGCGCGGTCTCGCCGTGCGTAACCTGCAGGCCGCGCTAAAGCTGGCCGGCTTCGCTGTAACCGTGGACGGCGACTTCGGCGAGCAGACCGAGCGCGCCGTTGCCGCCTTCCAGCGCCGCGCAGGGCTGGTGGACGATGGCGTCGCCGGGCCGAAAACCCTGGCCGCGCTCGCCGGCCGCGACACCTCCAAGCTGCTTAAACGCAAGGACCTGCAGCAGGCCGCCGACCGCCTCGGCGTGCCGCTGGCCAGCGTCATGGCCGTCAACCAGGTGGAAAGCAGGGGAGAGGGCTTTGCCGCTAACGGCCGCCCGGTGATCCTCTTCGAGCGCCACGTCATGCACGCCCGCCTGCAGGCCAATGGCCTGAGCGAGGCTGAGGCCGATGCACTCGCCGCCAAGCATCCCGCCCTGGTCAACCGCAAGGCCGGCGGCTACATCGGCGGCACCGCCGAGCATCAACGCCTTGCCCAGGCGCAGCAGATTCATGCCGTCGCCGCGCTTGAGTCCGCCAGTTGGGGCCTGTTCCAGATCATGGGCCACCACTGGCAGCGCCTCGGCTACTTCGACGCCCAGCACTTCGCCGACACCATAGCGCTGTCCGAAGCCGCGCAGCTTGACGCCTTCGTGTCGTTCATCGAAACCGACACCGCGCTGCACAAGGCGCTCAAGGCCCGCAACTGGAAGGCGTTCGCCCGGATCTACAACGGCCCGAACTACGCCCGCAACTTCTACGACGTGAAGCTCGCCCGGGCCTATGCGCAGTTCGGCGGCGAGCAGGAGCGCGCGGCATGACCACCTCCCGCCAACTCATCTACGGCCTCGCCCTGGTCGCCGCGCTCTGCCTGCTGATCTGGATCCAGCAGCAGCGCATCGACTCCGCCCAGGCGCAGGCCGATCTCGCCACCGAGGGCCTGCAAACCGCCCAGCAACGCAACGCCAACCAGGCCGCCACCATCACCCGCCTCACCGGCGAAGTGGCAGCGCAGCGCCTCGAACAGCTTGCCCTGCAGCAAACGCTCAGCGACCTGCGCCAGGGCCATGCCACCGACCAGCTCAAGAAGAAGGAACGCCGCCGTGAAGACCCGACCCATGCGAACTGGGCTGACCAGCCTCTGCCTGATGCTGCTCGGCGCCTGCACCAACGTCCCGCCATCACCGGAGCCGCAGGTTACCGTCAGTGGCTGTCCGGTCGTGACGCGCTGCACGCTGGACCCGGCGGCGCCGGCCAGTAACGGCGAACTGAGCGACGACGGCGACTACCTCATGGCCGCCTGGGGCGAATGCGCCGCCAAGGTCGACCTGGTGGTGGACCACAACGCCCGATCCCAGCAGCCATGAACAAGCCCGAATCGCTGCGCGCGCACCTCACCGCCGCCATCCCCGAGCTCAAGCGCAACCCCGACCGCCTGCTGGTGTTCGTCGATAACGGCAGCATGCGCAGCACCGCCGCGCCGGGCCTGTCGTTCGAATACAGCTACACGCTCAACCTCATCCTCACCGACTTCGCCGGCCATCCGGATGCCGTCGCCATCCCGCTGTTCGCCTGGGTGCTGGTCAACCAGCGCGAGCTGATGGAGAACCTGGAGCGGGGCA